TAAACTATGAAATGCGGAGGTATAAATCAAATGGGTATGAAAGGAATGTACAAAAAGAAGCCTGCTAAAAAGAAAAAGCCAGCTAAAAAAGGTAAAAAGAAATCTTCATACGGTTACTAACCGTGGAAGATGAAGTAATAGAACACTTCTAAGGAGAGATAAATGGATAAAGGATCTATCTACACAGCTTATAAAGCAACGCTTGAAGGACAACGGGCCCAGGTTAGTTTAGACCTAGAAGTCCTTACTTCTAACCCTACTTCAATACCAGAGCACATTAACTTTACAGAGTACTTAGACCAACTGGTTGGTAAATTAGTTGAAATAAATGATAAAATAAAGTTAGTTGATTTTTTAATTGCACAGGAGAAAACAGATGGCGTCTAGAACACCAGGACCAAAAAAACCCGGTAAAGTAGGAGACATGAAGGTTGAAGAAACTAAAATGCAACCTAATGTGCCTAACCAAGAACTTTCTACTGAGGGCTATACTTTAATGAGTGAAGCTGAAGTATCAGAAAAATTAGACAACATTGTTTATAAACCTAAAAAACCTAAAAAATAATGCCTAGAAAAGCTAAAAGACCCTCCCAACAGGTTAAAAAGAAAAACATTTCTAAACGTCAAGAGGCATCTCTAAAAAGACACAGCAAACACCACAGCGCAAAGCACATGGCTTTTATGAAGAGGCGTATGCTTATGGGTGATACCATGAGACAAGCACACAAAAAAGCTATGGCTAAAACTGGCAAGTAATGACTACCAGAAACTATCGGCAGGAATACGATAGATATCAAGGCACCACCACACAAAAGAAACGTAGAGCAGCTCGAAACAAAGCACGCCGTTTAATGATAGCTAAAGGCAAAGCCAAAAAAGGTGATGGTAAAGACGTTGCACATAAAGACAACAACCCTTTGAACAATAATCCTAAAAATATTAGAATGGAAAAGAAGAAATCAAATCGTTCTTTTAAAAGAACTAAAAACGCAAGGAGAGCATAATGCCAACACCTACAAATAAAAAATTATATGCAAGAGTAAAAGCAGAGGCTAAAAGAAAATTTAAAGTTTACCCATCAGCATATGCAAATGGCTGGTTAGTTAAAACTTATAAAAAAAGAGGCGGAGGCTATAGAAAGTAATGGCTAGTGCTAAACCAAAAGGTGGCCTAACAAAGTGGTTTAAAGAAGAATGGGTTGATATAGGAAGAAAGAAAAAAGGCGGTGGACACGCGCCTTGTGGTAGAAAAAAAGCTTCTACTAAGAAAAAAGGTTATCCTAAATGTGTCCCTAAGTCTAAAGCAGCTAGCATGACAGCTGCACAAAAAAGAAGTGCAGTTAAACGCAAACGTGCTAAGGCCCAAGGTGTAGGCGGTAAACCCACAAGAGTTAGAACAATGGCTAAAAAAAAGACTACTAGGAGACGAAAATAACTGTAATTTGCTATACTATCGTCTTAGCTCTTTTATTAATGAGTATAATTATGTATATCGAATATATTGAAAAGTTTTTGGATAAGGTAAAAAAAGCCTATGCAAAGCTGTTTAAGAATAATTTAAAACAACCAGTAAGGAAAAAACGTGCCCCGCAAAAAAGAAAACCCAATACGAAAAACAACAAGAGGTAAAGGCGCCAACTACCGAAAGACTAAGTCAGGCGCTGGCATGACTAAGAAAGGCGTAGCCGCCTATCGTAAAGCAAACCCAGGATCTAAATTAAAAACCGCAGTAACAGGAAAAGTTAAAAAGGGAAGTAAAGCTGCTAAAAGACGTAAGTCTTTTTGCGCTAGATCTGCAGGGCAGATGAAAAAATTTCCAAAAGCTGCAAAAAATCCTAATTCAAGACTAAGACAAGCGAGAAGGCGCTGGAAGTGTTAATTTTTTGCACTTTTTAAAAAAACAGCTTCACCACGTGCCCGTAGTGCGCATATCACTACTAAGTCAATGCATTTGCTTGCATTACATCAATAATTAACTGACGGCCTTCTGAGGAGCTTGTACACCCTTTCCACGTTTTAGCTGTCTTATACCGTAGTTTTCTGCCGCATTTCGTAGATTTATGATTTTTTTCTCTATTTTAGAGAAAGTATTCCAATCTCGAACCTCGGTCGCGGTTCGTCCGCAACCTCTACAGCGATCATCACCCCATTGGGTACAAGAACATATGCCAACACATGGGCAATCTGCCACACTAGTGCACCGTCCTAAAGTTTTTGAATGTTGGGTAAAAAGTCCAACTTCCTTCATTTAATCCTCCAGTAGAGTAACGAGCTTTGCTAAATACCATTGAGCCTTTTTTAAATCCTCAATTTTGTTTTTATACTCATATCTCCACAAGTACTTAATTACATTGCCTTTACAGTATCCAGCAAAGGCTTCTTTTTCCATGCTTTCTTCTATTGCGTCAATGCACTCTATACCGCCTTGATTATAATGAGGTGGTTTGTTTACCATATCCATATTTGAATTCCAATACATTTGATTAATTGTCCGTATTTAAACATCTGTTACTTATTTTATCGATATATGCTTCAAAAGTCACGGCACACCTTAAAAAGCAATCTAAATAAAAAAATTCTGCTAGTGGGTTGTCTGTTATACAAACACCGTCTGGATATCCCAGGACTATGTATGTAGGTAGTTTATGTGTGTGCGCCCGCTGGATCCAGAGGCGTTGTTGTTGAGAAAGGTTGATGGGTACTTTCGACGTACCACGGTCAGGTAAAGATTGCACATACTTATATTCTACAAAACAAAAGCCGCCAGGGCCGGAGTAGAATGCGTCAGGAACACCCCCATGATATGGGTCGTTGATTTTCCACTTATAAATTTCTTTAGGAAGTTTTTTGTGGATTTTGTTTATGAAGTCCTTTTCTTTCATTATACAAAGCTTGCAGCTCTGGCCACTTGTATAGCTTTTTAGTTATTGAATCATAGTAATTACCTTTTGGGCAACTACATTCAACTTTTATTTTGTTACAGGTTGAACATTCCATGGCTAGATACATATGTGTAGTGTACATGATGCGACAGTATATGTCGCACCGTGTACGTAAAGTGATTACTTAATGCTTTCAAACACTGTTTTTGCATTGTTGTAATCGTCGTCAGTTGCCCATCCAACTTTTTCAACTTGGATGTTATAGAACTTTTGACCTGTTCTATTTTCTGTTCTAACAGAAGACATTTTCCATAATGCTGAAAAACGATCTCCACTTAGACCTGCGATTTGAGTATTCCATTCTCTGGATACTCGCAACTTAGAAGACGCACAGTCAAATAAGAATGGGACGTCAAGATTTCCTGACTCTTCATTTTTTCTTATTAACATGTGAGAGTGAGTCTCAGTAATATCATAATCCTCTGGATTAAGATTTTGAGTTTTAAGAGATTCAATAGCATCTTCTTTGCTTGCAAAGCTACCTGCTAATCCTCCACCTTTCTCACGTTTCTTCCACGCTACAAACTCTTCAGTAAATCGTATGTTTAACACATAGATTGACTGTCCATAGTTTTCTCGCGTTACAGTATTAATGAAGTCGCCAACTTTGGCTCCCTCAATGTATTCACTGTGTTGCTCGTCAACCTCATTGCTAAGCTGTTGTAATTGCTTAACTCTGGGAGTTTGTAAATGAGCTGCAGTAATGTTTTCATTACCCAACCCGCTGCCTTTTTGTACATGCGCCGGCACTTTATCGCTTACTAGTGTAATATCAGTCATCGTTATTTCTCCGTTTTTCGTTGATATTATTATTTAGACCTGAAGTTCATTCGGGTCAGTTCAGTTGCTTCTACGCCTGGGACTTCATGTCCCATTTGTATTAGCTCCCTATAGGCTGTTGCTGACATGCGTTTTTGCATTAACTCGAACTGCCCAGTGGCAAGTACGTGTTCATGCACCGCGTCCCAGTTACGTACTGTAGGGACTATTTCCTGTTTAATGGAAACAGTACACGCATCATTACCAACTCGATCAATTCCTTGATCTTTTAAGCTGATAACAATCTGTGTTTCTAGATCATCCTTTTTTGCTTTAAGGACTTTCTCTTGTTCATGTAAATCGACAATAGATTGTCGGGTTGTGGCTAATTCATTTAGCATTTCATCCATATTCATTAGTGTATGGTCTCCGTTTCTGAGGGTGGTTTTGCAAGATATACCTCATCAGTTAAAGTTAAAGCCTCCTTGCCGGCTTGTGAAATAAGTTCTTCCATAGTGTTTGGTAACTCTTCATCTTTAGTAGCACGGGTGTGTACTAGCTCAGTTACTGCAAAAACTAATGCAATAGCAATAGCTTCCGATGGTCGTTTTAAAATATCAAGAATTGCATCTTTCATGAGTTCTTGTAATTTTTCAAAAGGTATATCATTTGTCATTGTTTAGTGCCGTTAATATGTGTAATAAGTTTTCCATTTTGCCTAATTTGCTGTCTAGTTTTTTGTATACATCTTCTTCCCAGGTTTTTTGTGCGGCAATAAGAATTGTTTCTGTTTTGCTTTTTTGACCTGCTCTGTATATACGTTTGTTAAACTGTTGGAAATGTTCAGCATTGTAAGTAGGTGAACACCATATAGCTGTGGTAGCTTTTGTAAGTGTAAGTCCATGACCAGCTGATTGTGGATGACAGAAAAGTACTTGTATGTGGCCGGCTTGAAAGCGTTCTACAATATCTTTGCGTTTGTGTGCAGGTACTGATCCATCTATAAGCTCGTATGTAATGTTTTGTTTTTCTGCTATTTCTATAAGGGCATCACGTTCGTGTTTCCAATTAAAAGCAACAATAGAATGTTTACGTGATGCAACTAGTTGCATAACAATATCGTAGCGTTCTTGATGCAAGTATTGAACGTTGCCGTCTTCGTCGTACACGCCACCTGATACTAGTTGCAATAACTTTTTAACTCGGGCCCCTGCATGTACTGCGTTAATAGTGCCAGAGTTAGTATATAAAACAGATTCTTTAACAAAGATATCGTACATAGATTGTACTTTTGGGGACAATTTTGTACGTACAGTTCGTACAATATTTTCTGGAAGGTCTATGCAATCTTCTAATGCATAGCGAATAGTGATGTCGCTTAGCTTAGCAGCGACTGCTTCTTCGATACCAGGTTTGTCAATCCATTCATTAGCAAAACCATTAAAACGTGGTGTACAAACTTGGTTACGAAAGGCCCAGTAGCGCTCCCCTAGATGTTCTCCGTCATCTACAAGAAGCACTGGGTGCCATAAATCTAGAATAGTATTACTATTAGGAGTACCAGACATGGCAATCCTATTAGTAAAATGTGAGATAAGCGATCTAATATTTTTACTGCGTTGTGCTGATTGGTTTTTAAAAGCAGTAAATTCATCAATAACGATTGTAGAAAACTTTTTAACATAATGTGGATTTTTTTGTAAAAAATTAACAGCCTCAAAGTTTGTGATGACCATGTCAAATGAATCGTCTTCAAATATTTTTTTGCGGTTTTTAGCATATGCAACTCCGAAATTAATATCAGGTTGAAATTTACGTACGTCTTCTGCCCATGCTGCTTCTAGTATTGATAGAGGGGCAAGAACAAGCGTTTTACCTGATAGGTTAACGTGGGCGTCAAGAACAGCACGTGTTTTACCTGTACCTGGATCTGATGTAATAAGACATCTAGGGTGGTTAAGAATAAAGTTAGTGGTATTAGCTTGATGCTCATAGGGTAGGGGTATAGATTGTTCGTCAGTCATTGTTCGTTTTCCTCTGTTGTAACATCCGGTGTTAGTTGGATGGATGTTAAGTTTAGTTATTATACTAGTTTATAGCCCATTCGCAATAAGGGTTTTCTCCTTTACCAAATGAACACCACCTGCAACTATTTTTAGAAGGGTTAGGTGGAAATTTAGTTGCTGTTGTCATAGCAATTGCTCGCTCTTGTAATTTTGGTAAGAACATAAGAGCTTGATCTCTAGTGTATGTTTTTTCCATGGTAGTTCCATGGTCTAAATACCACATTTCTGTTTTAGCTATTTCTAAATTTGGGTAGCGTAAAAAACTACCAATAGCATATGTAAGTGCTTGTTGTGAATGAGCTATTTCATTACCGTATTGTCTGCCTGTTTTATAATCTATTACTCGTGCTGATGTTTCTGTTTCTTCTACATAAGCATCTAGTTTTACTCTTGCCCATACACCTTTTTCCATCCAACCACAGGGTTCCCAATCAATTGTAAAACCCCACTCGCCCTCTAGTTCTACTGTGGCGTTTATAAAACCTTCACGCATGTCTTCAAACTGGCTTTGAAATTTTTTAAGTGTATCAGGTAATTCTTTTAGATCTCCACGTACATAGTCTTCAGCTTGTTGGTGAATGTCAGTACCACGTGCAGCGGCCGGGCCGAAGTCTTCTTGTATGCGTTTAACTTTACTTATGTAAGAACGGTAAGCGCATGTTTCGTAAGTTTTTAAGGCGGAGTAGGACCAGGCTGGAATTAATCCCAACTCTTTTGGAGCCTCAGTCTCGATTACATTAATGAGATCTGGGCGCTTGTCTTGTACAAGCTCGGTCATTTGTTATACAGCCTTCCTAGCTAGTTTTTTTTAATAATAAATTATCTCTATCTTCAAAATGTTCTTTAATTAAAGAATTACGAATATTGTCGTCTAATTTCCAAGTTAATACAACCCCTCTAGGTATAGAGGCATTTTTATCAGCGCTTACACGTTTTCTAGAAGTTTTAATATTTAGTCTAGACATGGCTTTTGTAAAGTCTCTTGTAGATAATTTGTTACGACTGTCAGTAAGTATGTCATACACTAATTTAAATTGAGACATGGGTATAATTATTTCATTACCTACTTCTGCTATCCAATACTTAAGATATCTTTGTGCTGTACTTATACCTCCAGCATCAAAAGTATTTGTGAGAGGTATATCTAACACTTCTGTAAAATACTCAAGATTGCGTTGTCGTACTGCAGCTGCAAACTCTTCAAGTACTGACATAGAAATATTTTTCATTTGTATTTTAGCTTCGTTTTCTAAAGCTGTATGAGCCATGCGTTGATCTACTTGAAACTTGTTTAACACACCAGCAAATATATAAAGTTCTTGTTCAAGTTTATCCATATTGTTAATAAGATCTACGTTAGCATTTTCTAACTTTACTTCCTGGCGTGGGGCTACGTTGTAACGCCTATCGCCTTCTTCTATTTTGACTGCGTCTGCTCTATTAGTTAAAAACAAAAAGTTACAAAAGCTGGGTAATTCTATTTGATTAGAACGCATTGCACGAATAGTCAGGTTGGGTTCAGTAATTTGATGTTTAAGTTTGTCAGCCATTTTACCTATACTACCTGCGTCTCCCATTCTAAACTCATCTACAATTAAAAAGAGTGCTGTGCGCATGTACAAATTAAATTGTTCTTCTATATTTTCTAATGCTCGCATAGGTGCTTGTTGTTCACCAAATAAAGGCTTAAGTACTTTGTGTACAAATAAGCCCTTGCCAGTCCCAGGTACGCCTGTAAAGATCCAAGCAGTCATAGCTTTGTTTTTGTTTTGATAAATATAAGCTAACCAATTAATAAAGTGTTCAAACTCAGTTTTGCCATTACCTAATACATGCATTAGAAGCTGTGCTATATGCGGTGTTATTGTGTGTAATTTTTCAGCTTCACCGTAAGTTAACTCAGATACATGTTCTTCTTGCTTTAACATGTATTCAGTTTTTCTATACAAGTTTACATAATAAGGAGCTTCGTCTAACTCAATACCTTTGTTATTGCTTGGATCAAATACGACCCTAGCATCAGGAACGTAATCCAAGGAAGGGCGATTATGAGAGCGCATAAAGTCATCAATAGACTGCTTATTGGTGGGCGTGAGCGGGTAGTCGTTGGTAAATTGTTGGGTTGTTTCATCGTATATTCCGTTATAGTAAGTGTCAGTGTAGAAGTCACGTAATGCGACTGGTTTTATTTTTTTATCTTTATCAATTTTATCTGCAAAAATTTCAAATATGTTTCGATAAAAATCTGGATCTGCTTTTTGTATTTCCCATACAGGTTCACCTTTAAAGTTGTACATGTAATGAGGGTTAGTTAATACAAAGTAGTATCCGTTGCTGTCGCCTCCGTTAACATTACAGTTAACATAGGGTTCATTAACTCTTGATATTTCAATAGTCATTTTGTCTGGGTTTTGTAACACTTCTTGTGCTTCTCCCCCAATGCTTACAGTGCTTAGTTTGCTTGTTTTTTTAGGTAAATTAAGTTTTTTACGCAGTCCATCTTTAACCTGAACGCCTAAGTTATGTACGCGTTCTGGGTTAACATGAACTAACAAGGGTCTAGGATCTATGGTTACCGAACCACGTTCGACTAGTACAAACCTATCTGATGAGATGGGATCTTGTATGTCATCTTTAAAAGTAGGTGGTGCTATATAAATTATTTTAGAATTTTCAGCAACACTAGGATCTAATTTGTAAGATAAACTTTGTCCGTTTGCAGATAAAGCTAACTGAGATGACAAAATGTCAGTTTCGTAGTTTAGTAATTTAAACCATTCTTTTAGTATTTTAGGTTGGGTAGGCTGATTTAATAGAAAGAAAAAGTGCATAGATACTTTATCTTTTTTAAATCCTAAAGATGCACTTGCTTGGGCTATGTAACTTACATCTTGAAAACATTCTGGTAGTTGTGCAATTATTTTTTCTGCTACTGTGCGTACATCTGTCAAGCTGCCTGGCATTTGTATACCATCTATATCAAGAACCAATAACTCTGTTGACGCTACACGGTCAGCCATCATAGCTCGTGATTCGTTTTCAAGTGGGCGTTTTAATAAACCTTTGTGCAAACAAGCACCAGATGCTGCTTGGGTTTGTAAAGTTTTTAATAAAGTGTGTAAACCTTTTTTAGTTTTAGATACTTGTACATGTTCAGATGTAAAGTTTTTAGTAAGTGGGTAAGGTGTAGTACCTTTGTTTGATATTTCTTTTGCAAGGCGTTGCTTTGCTTTTAAGAAAACTAATTCCATATAATTCTCCGATTAATTGTTAGCTTGTTTAGCTTCGTATACTTCGTGTCTATCTATTTTAACAGACTCTTTTGCATTAAAAGCTAGCTTAGTTTGCTTAGGTCCTAATGCAGTAACGGTAATAACACATAGTTCTTCACCATCCTGGTGTAAAACTATTGAGTCATGTTTCCGTCTTGTTAATACTAGATTGCTCATTTGTCATATCGTTGGCTGTATCCCCCTTCAGCATCTAGTGGTAAATCTAAACACCAAGAAGGCGGTGTTTTCATTATAGCTAGTATTTTACCTAGTGTCTTGTCACAATCTACATTAGATCCAATTGATATAATTTCATCGTGTACTTGTAAAACAACTTGAACTTCAGGCATAGCTTGTACTTCTAACATTTGTTCTACAATAACTATACGGGCCAAAGCTTGTACAATGTTTTCTGTTAGTCTTGCGCCATACGTTTTTACCATTGTTTTACCGGAGTTGTACATAAAATTACCATCAATAAAATCTAGTTCTGGATATTTTAAGAACATATCATTAGGTAGTTGTATGCAACCTGATTTAATAATTAAAGGTCCGTATGGTCTCCCTTCTGGGTTACCTGTGTGGCGCATTGTAAATAGTGCTTGTTTGCATGCATTCCAAAGCCTGGGAATATTTGGGTACATAGCACGGTACTGGGCAACAATTGATATAGCTGTACTTTCTCCTACATCAACAGATGGTGACCCATTCTTAAGAGTGTCTCTAAATTTATCAGGACCCATGCCATAACCTAAACCTAAAATAGCTGTTTTACCTACATAACGTTCTAATTTGTTAGCTTTTGTTACAGGCCTACCATATATCTGAGATGCAAATTCACTGTATACGTCACGCCCAGCTGCAAATGCATCAAGTAAGTCAGCTTCTTTAGCTAACCACGCAAGCATGCGAGCTTCGATGTTTGATAAATCTACAACATATAGTTGTTGTCCTTCAGGAGCCATAACTGCTGTACGTAATGCAGATCCTCTGGGTAAGTTTTGTAAATTAATACTTTCTGTACCACCAAAACGGCCAGTGTGTGCTGCGTAATAACGTAACGGTACAGAAAAAGTACCATCAGGGTTAGTGCTTTCTAAAAATCTTTGTGCACGGGTTTCTTCAATACGTGATTTTACTGCTTCTCTACCGTCCCAAAGATGTTTGTATTGGGGATACATGTTTTGCATTTGTATATATGCAGAGTCAGTTTTACTAAAAGCAGGAATTTGTTGGCCTGTTGTAGGACTTTTTTTTGTTGGTACAGTAATGCCAAGTTCTTCTAAATACTGTGCAAACTTTTGTTGCGAAGCCATAATTTCGCGGGTTGTACCAGAATCTTCAATTGCCTGTGCTGTTTCTTGTTTAATTTTTTCTTTGTGTGCAATAAGCATTTCTTTATCTAAGATAAGTTTGGGTTCTACAAACATACGCACAGTCATATCGATAATATCTAACTCAGTTTGTGGGTAGCCTTCCATCATTTTGTGATATATCTGATAAGTTATATCTACGTCTTGTATACAATAGCCACCAATTTGTGCATCGAGCTCAGGATCTAAATCACGTATGCCTTTGGCATTAACAAGTTCTTCTCCTTTACGTAAGCTTTCATCGTTTGGAAAACAACGAACAGCTACATCTTTTAGTCGTGCAGATTGATTTGGGTACACGCCCCGACTCAGGGAGGCGGTGTCGTAGTAGTACGCTGGGTAAAAGCCCAGATATTGTGTAAGTATGTAAGCATCAAACAAAGTGTTGTGGCATACAACTGCGGTTTCTTCCCAGGGTATTTGTTCAAGGGCATCTTGATATTGGTCTTCTCCAAACCACTCTGTATCTCCCTCATTAAATTTTAAACCTACTCCCCATATTTTAAAATCAGGGTGGTTAACGTATTGTACAGTTGTCATTTTAGTCAGGGACAATTGTACGTCGTAGTAAGTTTCAAAGTCTAAATATAATAAATTCATAAGTTTTCCTTTCTTAATTTTTCCATGCGAACACACCAGTCCTTATACTCCCCCTTTTTTGCACGCTCCCATCCAACTTGTTTACTGTGGACCATATTGTAGGCAACACCTTTGCTGACCAACCTCCACTGTATATAGGGAAGATGTTCAGGAGTGTTGTACCGATAATAGGCTAAGGGATTACGTTTTACGTAGACTAGATTATCCATAATTTACAGTTGACATTCATCCTGAATGCTTTATGTTTTTTAAGTATGACACAATTAAGTGTTATATAACAATAAAGGTGAAAATATGGCAACTTTTACAAGTGACCCTGTTTCAGGTAACCAGTCATTCAAACCATTTCCTAGTGGTGCGATTGGCGTAAGATACGCTAAGTTTAATGTAACTGCTGCACCAAATGCTGCTGATGTATACCAAATGGTAGATATCTTTGCTGGTGAAACTTTACATGACATCAAAATCAAATCTTCTGATTTAGACACAGGCTCAGGTTTAGTACTTGACGTCGGTGATGGTTCAGATTCAGATAGATTTATTGATGGTTCTACAATCGGCCAAGCCGGTGGTATTGACCATGAAGATGCAAACCTTGCACCTATCGTTTATTCTTCAGATGATACTATTGACATTACTTGTCAAGTAGCACCTGCAGGCGATGTTGCAACTGGCACATTAGAAATGTGGATTTACGTATCGTAAGTTAAGCAAATCTTAAAGGGGTCTTTATAGGCCCCTTTTTTTTGCTGCTTGATTTGCATTAGCCATTGTTTGTTTTATATCATTTTCTATAACAAATTCAGACCAAGTTTTATTCCAACCTACATGATTCATAGTTGCAGTTTTAACATCATCAGCAGAGATGTCATATTTTTTAGAAGTGTTATAAACACCCATAGATAAGCAATCGTCATGCACGTCATGCATCCAACGTTTCATAGCTCCCATAATTAATTCTCCATTAATTTACTAGTTAATATAGTACTGTTCATTTGTTCTTTAACTTCGTCAGGTAAGATAGCATTTGGATCAAACTTAGGTAAAGTAGAAGGAGTAGCTGGTGTAGCTGCTTTAAACATTTTATCTAAATATTCTTGTGGTACAGAATCTTTACCTGCGGGCCACGTATCTAAAAAACGTTTAAGTGTTGTACAGCTGTCTAACAGATGTTTTATTTGAGTCTTAGACTCGTTAATTTTTATAGTACCTTCAGCAAACTTTTCTATATTATCTACATCTACATCAGATGAAATAATTATAGGGTTTGTAAAAGAACTTACTTTGCCTTCAGCAGCCCATATTTGAGAAGAATCATGTTGTTGTATAATTTGAATAGGCTCTTCTAATTTTAATGTTAAACAATAATCACCATCTACATAGTTGCTACTTGCTGGTGCTATTTTGTCATTATAGGAATTAGTGTAACTTTCATGCCAATCATCGCCTACCATAAAAGTTAATGATTCTGTAGCTGGACGGTTTGGATTAATAATAAAATGAACCCTTCTTACCCAATTAAAATCTGTGTTTCGACTACCATAAACAGTACCAAAGTACTTTTTAGGAGAAAACTTTTCATGGTCTTTTTTAGGGTATTTCATCCTAAATAAACGCTCATGGATATCTAAATAATCTTTCATTAGTTGGCGTTCTTCAACTGAGTAAAAAGATTCTAAAACAGATTTAAGATAGTCTTGTAGACCACTATTGTTTTCATACACTTTATAAAGTTGCTGTTCAAAATTCTTAAAAATTTTGTCTCGCAATTCACCACTCATTCTTACACTTGCCATTACACTTTCCTCCATGTAGGTTTGACTTCTTGCCACTTAATTGTGGGAGTATTAATTACAAACTTGTTAAAAACTCGCTTAGGTTGTTTTGTAACAGTTAGTTTTTCATGCACCATTGTTTTCTTAAGTATAAATAAAACAATAGATGCGGTTAAGCCACCAACCATAGCTGCAGTCATGCCACTGTAAGTGCCATAAAAACAAACCATTAAGGTAACTGTAATAATGACATCTATAAAAATGTCATTACCAATTGTTTTACGTCCGCCTGCTTTAAGCGCTAGCAAAAGCAGTCCGAGCGCGCTGATTATGCCGATCAATAACATTGTCTCTGTCCCTCCACATTAGATATGCCATATAGGCAAATTGAATTAATTCGATCATGATCCACATAGCTGTGGTTATACTAGTTATTAGAGTACTAGACATCTAACATCCTCCAGATTAAATATATAACTGCACCCAATGATATTGAGATTGCAATTAGCATTAGAAAATGATGCATAGATGTTGCGATAGCCAATAAGCCAAGCAACACTGCACCGCCAGTCAAAACAGAAAGACCAAAGTCTTTAACGTTCTGTTTAAATTTTGATGATTTCACCATAAGGTGCTTCTCCTTCGTGTGTTGTTATCCACAAGACCGGATAACTTGGTCTGTCTCCAAAATCGTTAGATTCAAGATCTGTAAGATAGACTAAAGCACTAACATTTGGATAATTTTCATTTATGTACTCAATGCCAGGTGAGAAACAAGTTCCACCTCTACCAGTCATAGTTGTTTTAAGAGGAAGAGACTCGCGTGTGTACTCAGTATAATTTTGTACTTCAGTGTCTACTTCTAGAAAGTGAACTTTAGTAGGGTTAACATCAAGAATAATAGAAGAAATTTCTGCAAGATCTTGGTTTAATTCTTCGTCAGTTCTAGAACCTGATGTGTCAGATACAACTGCAATTTCATCAATTGATGGGTTGTACATAGAAGGTAGATACAAGCCTTGGCCAATGAAACGACGGTTTGGTTTTTGCCAACTAAAGTCGTCTGTGTTGTTAGAACGCAAGAACCTAGCAAGTACTTGTTTCCAACATACTTTGGGTTCTTTAATTTCATCAAGTATAGATTCTAGTGAGCCAGGTAGCTTGCCAGCTTTGCGTGCACTTTCTGCTGCTTGATTGATTGCAACAGTAAGTTCTGCTTTAGCTTTACCAATGCTACCGTCGTCAGTGCCAGGATGATCTAGCACAGCGCCACAATTACCGAAGTCAGCGGCCAACGATTCCCAGCCACCGTCGGGTTCAGGAAGTAAGTTGTATATTTCTTCGGCATTCATGTCGTCGTATTGCTCATCAAGCAAGGCACCTTTAGGTAATATAAAGTTAGCTTGTTTGAGTAAATAATTTTCTGCATAGTCGCACGCAACGTTCCACTTTTGTGGTT